GCATCCTTTAGTGTTAATAGATTATCCTTATTGTATGATTCAATTAAATCTTTATAATTTAATTTTACAAACAATCTCTTACCTTTAACATAACCAGATATTCTCATTGTCATTTTTGTTCTACTAGATTTTGTGTATGCTTCTGTAAAGGTTCTATTAAACAACATACATTTTAACCATGTTAATAGTTTACCTGGGTTATTTGGTTTTGTAAATTTATATGAAAGATTATTTTCCCAAAATTCTTTTATCTCATCATGTTGAACATCTAATTTTTGTCTAATATAAACAATTGCCTTATTATAAATATCGTATGTATATCTTGGATGATAAATTGAACTTGCATATGTATTTTCATCAAAAAATAACCCATCATCTGAATCAATAACAATCCCAGTTGCTCTATATAAGTTAATTAATTGTTGTTTTGCTGTTTGAGTAGAATAGGTATATAGTCGATAATTATTTATATCTCCATCAGTTAATAGTGAAAAAATGGGTAATTGATCAGGAATTCCATAAAGTTCAATCGGTCGATTATATATATCTGTATCTTTAAAATAATTTGACATCCCAGGTAGTAAAGAATAAGCTTCAGCAACACAATAAACATGTAGTTTTTCAAATAAATAACAGAAGGATAAATTACAACCAACTCTTGCACATTCACCAACTCTTGATAATGCTGCTTTCATATCTGTTACATAACCTGTGCATGGTAATGATAAATTGACTTCCTTTGCTTTTTTAATTTGTGGATACAACATTTGACCATTAAAAGATAATAACGAAACAAATTCCATAAACAATTGTTGACAACTTGTTTTCCTTTCACTATCATTATAACCAAATAATCTCATACACATTTTTTGCAGAATTCGGAATTTAACAAAATCATCATCATTTTCATAAACACAAATTAAAACATAATCATCGGAATGTTCCATATGGTTAACATTGAAGGAAGTGTCTGGATAAATAGTTCTCCACATCTGAATTGCAAAATTTGTACAAGCAACCGCTTTAAATGATGATGAATAATTATACATACCTTGTAGAAAATTATGAGTGCTTGGTATATAGTTTTGTTTTGATACATTATTTATATATTCAGTTGTTTCTTTAATTGGAATTACTTTATTAACAATTTGCATTGGAATATTTATTTTCTTATTAGCCCATTTTGCAAAAACTAATTTTAAGTAATTTTTCATATTCTCCGTTAATTTATCTTTAAACCCATCAATCATTGCAATAAATGACCCCATTGTTTCTGCTGCAGACCATTTTGTACAATCACCATTAACATATCTAACCTTTAGTCCATTATTTTTTGCATAACTATAAGAATTATTTAACATTGTTTGCATTTGAATTAATTTTTTATCTCCTGGAACAGAAATCATTTCATTTGGACATTTTAAAGAAATATTATTAAAAAATTTTTCTACAATTCTTGCACATGCTTTTGCACCAATATTAACAACATAAAATTCTCTTTTGCTACCATATTGTGATTTAATACAAATATCGGCCTCAACCTGTTTTTCTTTTTTTAACCAATCAAATGCCAATTGATGTACATATTCATATTCTTTATTTTCAGTTAAAATTTGAATAACTGTTTCCCATACTTTCTGTCTTGATTTACTTCTATAAAATTCTGAATCATTTTTAAGAATATATTTATTTTTTGTATTAATTGCATCAACAATTTTTTCAACTTCAGAATTAGATAAGTTGTCAGGTAAATTATTCATAATTTTATTCTTTCTATTTTTTAATCGATTTAAATCTGCTTTTGTTAATTTTTCAATTTCTTCAATTTTCCTTTCTTCTGAATGAATAACTGCTTTTGTTGAAACGATTTCTGATAGTGGTTCAATCAATGTTTTTTGAAATTCTTTTTTTGCATCCACTTTAATTTGATCCAGTAATAATTCAGTTCCTTTCCTAACAATTGAAGCAGAAAAACCAATTTTTTCAGAATTTAATAAGTAATTATAAATTTCAACAGGTTCTTCAATGGCACCATATTTCCAATTTTCCGATGTTCTATTAAACATTGTTTGATATTCTAAAATTGTTTTAATTGCATTAACCTGTTCATGAAATTCGGACGACGGTTCTTTCAAAGTATGAACATAAATAAAAATTTCTTCTAATAATTCCTGTGTTGATTCAATATTATGATTAAACCAAACTGATTTCACGTTTATTTCACCACCAATACTATCTGTTGTTCTTTTTCCATATTTATATTCTGGAATATTTATTGAAATACAATCACCATTTAAGACATCATTAGTAATTTCCTTTAATCTAGTCATTAATCTATTAACGATCCAAACTGAAAGAGAATTAGAATATGGTGGTGCAAACTTATCAACTAATAGTTTTTTTATATTTGTATAACTTGAAAATGATGACATATATGCATATCTTGTATCCATTAAAAATTCAGCAACTTGTTGTGCGGAAGAACATGCTATTATAGTCTTTAAAGAAAACATTTTCTTCATTTTATAGATAGCCACCTTTTCGTCATTATTTAAGTTAAAATAAAAATTTGATGTTGATGCCAATGTTGAATATAATGAATCTCTAATATGGGTACATTTATATAGTGGTAATCTTCTCCATGTTGTCATACATAAAAATTTATTATTTTTTAACTTAACTTTAATTAATTCACCAAAAAATTCTTCCTCAAAAAAATCAGGATTATCAGTAATTACACCACAAATATATGGTTTACCAGCTTCTGTATCAATATTTTTATAACCACCAGCAACAACACAAAAAAAATGAGGTACACCACAATTAAATACTGAAAAAGAATTTGGATGTGTATTCCATGACATAAAATGGATTAATTGAGTGTAGAAATAATGCATAAAATATAAGTAATTAGAACAATTTGTGCTCAATAAAAAACCAAGTTGATTTTTATATTCATTTACTTGTTGTTCTTTTATTCTTGTTGCATTAATATGATCATCTATTTTAATATCTTTATTTGTTGCAAAATCAAATAATCTTTGTTTTTTTTCATCATAATAATAAGAGTCACAATCATCTGATAAAAAATTAATCATTTTATCAATAACTGGTGCATTATCAAATGATGTTGTTTGGAAACCAGATGGACCCTTTTTTAAATGATCATCTAAATTTTTATAATAATTTATGTGAGCCTTTTTTAAACATTCCTTAAATGATTTAGAAACCTCAGATTTTTTATATTTAATTGTTTTTGTTTTTATTGGATAAGCAATTTTTATATCATCTTCATCAATAAAGGATTTTTCAACCAAGAAATCCAAAAATGATAGATTTTTAAACTTATATCTTTTTTTATTTTTCTTTTTATTTTGCTTTTTTTCATCAATAATATTATGATATTCTTTTTTTAATGCTTCTTCCTTTTTTTTATCAAAATAAAC